TCCTGAAGGTAAAGCAGACTTGGTAGATGAACTATCTGAACAAGTTGCTGAACTTGAAGAAACTCTCAATAAATCAACAGAAGACAATATTCAATTACATCAGTCTGTACAGGATTTCCAACGTGCAGAAATTGTAAGAGAACATGCTTCTGGCCTAGCTACTACTGAAGCTGAAAAACTATCTTCTCTTGTTGAAGACATTGATTTTGACGACGCTGAAACTTTCGAAATGAAAGTGAAAGTTGTTAAAGAATCATACTTCAAAGCAGATGCAGTTGATTCAGTTGACGAAGCTAATAGCTTACTAGGCGAAGACAACCAACAGGTTGATTTAACCGATTCAATGGCTAGATATACTCAAGCTATCAAAAACTTTAATAAGTAAACATATTACCTAAAGGGGAAATAAAAATGTTTAAAGCTGATCAAAATCTAATGGAAAAGTGGAGCCCAGTACTAAAAGCTGAAGGCGCACCTTCTATTGAAGACAACTATAAAGCGAGCGTAACTGCCCGTCTTTTGGAAAACCAAGAAACTGCAATGCGTCAAGATGCTGCTACTTTATCTGGTACCAACTTCATTTCAGAAAACACAGACGTAGCTGACGCTGGTCTTGGTACCGTTGGTGGTGCTATCGATCCAGTACTAATCTCATTAGTACGTCGCGCAATGCCTAACCTAATCGCTTATGATATTGCTGGTGTACAGCCAATGACTGGTCCTACTGGTCTTATCTTCGCGATGAAATCACAAACTGTTGTTGGTAACGTACGCACCGAAGCTCTATTCGGTGAAGCTGATACTAATTACTCTGGTTTACAACAAAGTGCTACTGGAAGCAACGATCCATTCGCAACTGACGCAGAATCTGATAAACCTGACTACACTCCAGGTACTGGTTTGACCACAGCGTCTGGTGAAGTTCTAGGTGAATTTAATGCAACTGCTGCTATTGCCGCAGCTGATGGTAATGCTGCAGACGCATACAGTGCAGTTGTAACTGAAGGTGCTGGTATTCCGGAAATGGGCTTCTCAATTGAGAAAGTTTCTGTAACTGCTGGAACTCGTGCTCTTAAAGCTAACTACACTATGGAATTAGCTCAAGACCTTAAAGCTGTACACGGTCTAGATGCTGAGTCTGAGTTGGCTAACATCCTTTCATCTGAAATCCTTGCTGAAATTAACCGTGAAGTTGTACGTACTGTTAACGTAAGTGCTGTAGTTGGTGCTCAAGGTGGTGATGTTGCTAATGCAGGTACTTTCGATCTAGTTACTGACAGCGATGGTCGTTGGATGGCTGAAAAAGCTAAGTCACTTCTAATGCAAATTGAACTTGAAGCTAACGCAATTGCTATTTCAACTCGCCGTGGTAAAGGTAACTATGCTATCACTTCTGCTAACGTTGCATCTGTATTGGCCGCTTCTGGCGATCTTAACTACTCAGGTGCTAGTTCACTGAACGTAGATCCTACTGGTAATACTTTCGCTGGTACTCTTGGTTCTGGTATCAAAGTATATGTAGATCCGTACGCAGCCGTTGACTATGTAACTGTCGGCTACCGCGGTTCAAACCCATATGATGCTGGTCTATTCTACTGCCCATATGTACCTTTACAAATGGTTAAAGCAGTTGGTGAGAACGACTTCCAGCCACGTATCGGATTTAAGACTCGTTACGGCATGGTTTCAAACCCGTTCACTAGCATTGCTGCTAACCAAAATACTTACTTCCGTAAGTTCAAGGTTGGTCACATCAATGTAAAAGCATAGTAGTTAGTTAATAACTATTAGTATTAAGGGATCCTTCGGGGTCCCTTTTTATTGCCTATAAATAAGTATTGAGAACACAAAAGGTATAAATAGTATTATGACTACACTAACAAATAATAAGAATTTTCTATCACCAGTGGGCTTCCAGCTTATAATCAATAGAAATAAGTTTGCTAATATTGAATACTTTTGTACTGGGGTGACTCTACCCTCTATAGATATTTCTGAAACCCCTATACCATATAGAAATCTAGGCACAGCCATTTCTGGCGACCGCATTAATTTTTCTGAGCTTAGCATTACGTTTAACGTGACGGAAGATATGGAAAACTATATTGAAACTTTCAATTGGATGCACGATTCGCTTAGTGCAGATAATGTTGAAGAAGATGCGGTATTGCTTATTTTAAATAGCCATAATAATGTATCAAAAAGAATTAAATTCAATGGAATTTTTCCAACGTCGTTAGATAGCTTAGATTTCAACACTCAGAACGAGTCATTAGAATACCTACAGGCTACGGTATCATTTAAGTATACAAACTTTGAAATAGAATAACAGTGTACATTTGAGTTTACCTGTGTTATAATAGGTATACATATAAGTACAACATGAGAATATTATGAACAATTTAGAATCAATTATTGAAATGTGGAAGAAAGACTCTGTTATAGATGAAATGAATCTTGGTGATGCATCCCGTGAATCTGCTAAACTTCACAGCAAATATCTAGAACTATACTCCATAAACAAACTAAAACTTAAAAAATTAGACCTTGACTTTAAGGTGCTTTTACGTGATAAGTTTATGCACTATAATGGTAAACTATCACAGGAAGAACTATCAAGTAAGGGCTGGAGTCCTGACCCACTAAATGGTCTTACAGTTTTAAAAGGTGACATGGATAAATGGTACGATTCAGATCCATTGATTCAAGAACATCAAGCTAAAATGCAATACACTCAAGAGCTTGTAGATACTCTGAAAGAAATAATGGATAACATTAAGTGGCGACATCAGTCTATTAAGAATGCTATTGACTGGCACAAATTTACGAGTGGCGTATGACCCTTATAGATAATATAGAGAAAAAGAATGGAAGGTGGCATTCTTTAACTCAGTTTAAAGACTTTATCAAAGAGAACTCAAAAGAGAAGATAAAGCATTTTGATGGCGTTACTTTAACGACTAATAAATATACCTATAGACTATGTGATGGAATCATAACTTGGACCAATTAGTACTCACAAAGAAGAACGAAGTTTTTCTACATATTCAAACCGAACCTAGTATAGAAATGGAACTATCTGAACATTTCTGCTTCTTCGTTCCTGGCTATAAGTTTATGCCAGCATATAAGAATAGAATGTGGGATGGTAAAATAAGACTATTCGACCAAAGAAAGAAAACTTTATATTGTGGTCTATACAAATATCTTAAAGAATTTGCCGATGCTAGACAATATGAGATTGTAGTAGAGAACTCAGCATTTGGTAGACCAGACGCTATACAAAAGATTGAAACATCTTACATTACAGATGGATTAACCCTTACTGCTGGTGGACAAAAGATTGAGCCACGTGATTACCAATTAGCAGCATTAGAGCATGCACTCTCAAATAAGAAATCATTATTGCTTTCACCTACAGCATCTGGTAAATCACTGATCATTTATATGGCGATGAGAGCGTTCCTAGATTCTAGCGATTTAAATGTACTACTGATCGTACCCACTACGTCATTAGTAGAACAGATGTACTCAGACTTTGCAGACTATTCACAATATGATGAATGGAGTGCCGAAGAGAATTGCCATAAGATCTACTCTGGCCGAGAGAAGTATAACTTACAGCAACGTGTTATTATTACCACTTGGCAATCAATCTATAAAGAACGAGCTCCATGGTTTCAAAATTATGGCATGGTAATCGGCGATGAGGCTCATAACTTTAAGGCTAAGTCGCTCACTGCTATCTTAGAAAAGTGTGTTAATGCAGAATATAGAATGGGAACAACTGGTACACTTGATGGTACTCAAACTCATCAGTTAGTACTCGAAGGTTTATTTGGACCAGTCCATAAGGTAACCACAACTAAGAAACTTATTGACGATAAAGCACTCGCAGACTTGCAGATAGATGTGTTACTATTGAAGTATAAAGATGAGATCTGTAGAGAAGTCGTAAAGAAAGATTACCAGGCTGAGATGGATTTTATTGTAACATATGAACCGCGGAATAACTTTATAGCAAACTTAGGAATGGACTTAGAAGGTAATACTCTAATCTTATTCCAATACGTAGATAAGCATGGTAAGCCATTGCACAATATGCTAAGAGAAAAGTTCGATGCGCTGCCAAGAAACGAAAGGAAACTATTTTATGTCTCAGGTGAAACCGATGTGGACACAAGGGAAGAGATTCGAGCGATTACGGAAACCCAAGATAATGCGATCATTGTTGCTAGTATGGGCACTTTTTCTACTGGTATCAATATTAAGCGTCTACACAATATCATATTTGCTTCACCAAGTAAGTCGCAAATTAGGGTTCTCCAAAGCATCGGACGAGGTTTAAGAAAGTCTGCTGATGGTAGAGCAACTAAGGTATTTGATATAGCAGATGATCTCCATTGGAAGTCTAAGAAGAACTACACGCTTAACCATGCAGCTGAACGAATTAAGATATACGCAAAAGAGAAATTTAAATACAAACTTTATGATGTAAAAATCTAAGGCATATATAATATTATGGATACTGGACAAATAAGACAATTCAAACTTCTTAACGGCGATGATATTATAGCCGTATTAGTTGCGAAGAACGCTGAGAGCTATATTGTCGAAAGCCCACTTTCTCTAGTCAGCAATGTAACTGGAAATTTCCATCTAACTAAATGGTTTCCACTCTCTCCACAAAAAAGCTTTAAGTTACTTCATAGTAGAATTATTCAACATGTGCCAGTTCATGAAAATATAGTACAAGCATATGTTGAAGAAATAGTTAACGATCGGAGCAAGACTCCTCTCGTACAAACGTATCAAGAATTACTTGAAGATCTAATTGAAATGAATCGTGATATTACTGATGATGATGATGAACCTGAACTCGAACCTAAGACTACAACTATTCATTAAGAATTATAGTATACCCCTAACCTCCCCGGTAACAACTATATTATATCATACTTTCTCACAAATGTACACCCTTTTGACAAAATAAATGCAAAATAAATTAATTGCAAATAATTGTTTACTTTTACGCTTGACTGTGTTATAATAGACATAATTATGGAGAAGACCAATGACATCAAAAGCTAAGCAACGACCACATTACGTAGACAACAAGAAGTTCTCTCTAGCAGTTGTCGAATACGTAGAAACTGTAAATAAAGCTAGAGAAGCTGATAGTGAAATACCTAAGGTAACAGATTACATCGCAACCTGCTTTATGAAAATATCCGAAGGCCTGTCTCACAGACCGAACTTTGTTCGGTATACTTATCGTGAAGAGATGGTAATGGATGCAGTTGAGAATTGTCTAAGAGCTATCGGTAATTACAATATTGAAACAGCTACTCGAACAGGCCGACCTAACGCATTCTCGTACTTTACTCAGATTTGCTACTTTGCCTTTATCCGTAGAATCACAAAGGAAAAGAAACAACAAGATATTAAGTTTCGATTCATTGAACGTATGGGTGTAGAAGATTTTGTTGCTATGGGCATGGATGCTGAAGGTGCT